AGTTATACCGGTACTGGAAACAACGTTAATGTTGATTGTGGTTTTACCAATGGTGCTCGTTTTATCTTAATTAAACGTACTGACGCAACAGGTAATTGGTTTGTCTTTGATACTGCACGTGGCATCAGTAGTTCTGGTGGTGATCCTTATTACAACACTAACAATAATGATACGCAGACTAACCTTGATTACTTGAATACATTGAGCAGTGGATTTACCGTTAGATCAACTGCATCTGCACTTAATGCTAGTGGTGGTACTTACCTTTTCTTTGCAATCGCTTAAATAACATCCTATGGAAATTAGAAACCGAGAAACTGGTGTTCTTACAACTATTAGTCAATTTAAGGCTGATCATCCCAACACCAGTTTTCCCAAACAAATCACTGTCGATATTCTTGACAGTTTTGGATTTGACCCTGTATTAAACGGCGTTCAAGCTACGACCACTCCTCCTTACGAGATGAGTGTAAGAGATGGTGTTGAAGAAATTGACGGTCAATGGTTCAGCCGTTTTGTCGTAGGTCCAACCTTTACTGACACCACCGATGTAGAAGGTAACGTAACCAGTGCTGCCGATAACGAAGCTGCTTATCGTGCTTCTGTTGATGCTGCAGCTTCATCCAAATACCGTGATCAACGAAACAAACTACTTGCTGCTTCTGACTGGACCCAACTTGCTGACAGTTCTGCTGACGCAAGTGCTTGGGCTACTTACCGTACAGCTCTGAGAGACCTCCCAACTACTGATGGTTGGCCTCACAACATTACCTGGCCTACTGAACCCTCTTAATAACTATGTCTTACCCAATTACTGCTGAAGATATTTCTCGGCATTACACAAACGCCGGACATAGTGTTGAACTGATCAATGAACTTGTCGCTTTGTCCGAGCGTGATGATGAACAAGTTGACACTGTTCGACGCAATGTTCATCACCTTGAAGTCATGGTTGCCAAAGACTTCTGGACTACAGAAGATCTTGAACCTTTTAACGCTGCTATTACCGCTGGTAATGCCGTCCTTCCTACTGAATAATTATGTCTCTTAATTACACACAAAACGTGGAGATCCTCGGAAAACCGGGGGTTGCACGTCAACTTTCAGCAGGTGCTTCATCTGCTAACACTGCACTTTCTGGTGGCGTTTATCGTATCTCTATGCGTGCGGTAGGTGCTGACATTCGCTTTGCTATTGGTCAAGGTACTCAAACAGCTAACGCAGCTACTTCTCACTTCATCGCTGATGGTGAGCGGCTTGACTTTTCAATTACTCACGGAGCAAACATCGCCGTTATTCGGGACGCAACGACTGACGGCGTTCTCGAATTGACGGAGCTTGGCTGATGAGGTTAGGTACTACATCTTTATCAGTCACTAAACCTGGTACTGTTCGTAAATACGCGGCTGCTGTCGCGGCTGCTGCCGAGACGGTTAATTTTGCAGATCCCAGTGATTACTCTCATGTAAGGTTTGATACAATTAACGTTAGTTCTGGTCAATCTTGCCTTGGCATTGAATTTAATAATGATGGAACTATCGTCTATACACTAGACAATACTTCAGGACACAAACCAATTAAGCAAACACCACTATCTACTCCATACGATATTAGTTCCCATGGTGCTAGCACTGGATCGTTTGATACATACACTTCAGGGTTTCAATCGGCTACTGGGTTTAGATTTAAACCTGACGGAACTAAAATGTGGGCTGGTGATCTCTACGGAAAAGTCCGTATGTATAATTTATCAACAGCTTGGGATGTAACTACTGCTTCGTATAGTAGTGATTTTTATCAAGCAGCTATGAGATTAACAGGTTTGTATTGGAGTCCCGATGGTACATACCTGTATCATATTGACCACTATTTTGATAAAATATATAGAAAGGAATTTTCAGTTGCTTGGGATATTACATCTACTGTAACAAGTACTAGCAGTACTTCTTTGGACCTTTCTACTACAGCTCAAGAAGATTACCCCCGAGCAATTTATTTAAGTCCAGATGGTTTAAAAGTATACATCACTGGTTATGATTTAGATAGAGTTTTTATGTACAACTTAAGTACCGCATGGGATATTTCTGGTATTAGCGGCGCTCCTGACGATTTCTTGTACATTGGTGGTGAAGAAACCACTCCTCTTACTATTACCTTTAACTCAACCGGTAAGCATATGTATATCGGAGGTACACAGGGAGATGGCGTTGACCAATACAGCCGAACTTAATTTATCAAACTATTATGATCACCCTTATCCGTCCAATTCTTTTTTCATTCATTAACTCTGACAAGGTCAAGCGTCTTATCGTTGATCTTTTGACCAAGCTTGCTGAACAAACAGACAACACAGTTGATGATCAAGCTGTAGCGTTTATCGAACGCGGACTCTTCGGTGGACCACTGGAGTGATCCTCCACAGCTTCCCTCTATAACCCTCCCAGCAGCGCCTGAGCTGCCGCCAATGGTGCTGGAGGTACCACGGGCTCAGTTGCCTAGTTACAAACCTCTTGTGGTCCCTCCTAGCGTCCTTAAACCACCACCAGGTATTGAAGGAAGTGAACCATCTGAAGAACAAACAACTGAATCAACAAAGGCTAAACCTAAACCCACGCAACAAATACCGTTGCCGCCAGAAGTTCAGCTTTTAGAGATACCCTTTACAGAGGTAGAGGTTCCTATGCCATCTACCGAAATCATGACAACAGCAGCTACGACAGCATTTATTAGTGTTGCGGCCACCCTTACTGCTACGTCTTTGTTCAAATACTTAGTAATGGTCTTCAAGCCTATCTTTAAACAAGCATGGATCAAGATAACGAAAGGAAAGCAGGATTCATCAAGTTCATCGTCCTTGTCTGGTCAGCAGGACTCCTGACTGCCAGCTATGCCGGATGGATGCCAAAGATGGATCCGACTTATGTGGCCTCAATTCTGAGCGGTACGTTGGCAACTTTCTCTATTACACGCGAAAAGAAACAATGAAACGACTTCTTTTGCTTTTGTTGATGGCTAGTCCAGCTGCAGCTCAACAGGTGACTCCTAATTTTACTCAGGGGTCAATGCAATCCACTACTACTACCACCGTCGAGATCGATCGTACTATTGCTACAGAGATCATGGGTGGTGATTATTCATCATGGTCTGGAACAAACGTAACCCCAAGTGGGGATATTTTGAGCGACTCTACAACCTATTCTGTAACCAACGCTGGAGAACAGTTTCAACTGGAAGTAGTGACTCGTGCAGCCGGGGTAGTAGAAACAATCGACATCACAGAAACAATCGATCAAACCTCTACTACTACATCCTTGTCGGTCTTCTCTCAGTAAACCCAGCGTTTGCTAACGAAGATCCAAAAGTTCAAAACACATCTAACCCAGTAGCGGCAGCAACGGGAAATGTGACTAATCAAGCGGTGCAATTTCAAAATAATGGTGCACCGTCTCGACAATACTTTGGTCCTAACAATAGCTGCAATGGATCGACAATGCAGTTTAGCCCGTTTTATATGGGTAATGACACTATTCCTCACGATTACACTGGCTATGTACGTAGCAATAACTATGGCGTACAACTGAATTTTGCCGTACCTCTTGATGGCGGCATGATTGAAACATGTAAGGCCATTGCACGTAAGCATGAAGCCAAGATGAGGTTAGATTATGAACTTGTCCGTGCACTTAAGTGTACAGAAATAATGAAGGCTGGGTTTACCTTTAGACCCGGAAGCCGTGTAGAGGTGTTGTGCCACGACATCGTACCTATCGTATCTCTTACTAATGATTGAAGCAGGAATATCTGCTGCTATCGCTATCTTTGCTGGTGGCGCAGCACTAAACAACCGACTCCACAACCGAATAAACAGTGTTCACGAACGTATTAATTCACTTGATCGACGTCTTGATGGCATTGAGCTAAACGTAGCTAATGATTACGTCAAGAAAGCTGAGCTTGCTGAGCTACTTAGCCGTATGGAAGACCATATGGTACGTATTGAGAACAAACTAGATCAAATAGTCCTTAGAAACAACTAATTATGTCTTTTAAACTCGTAGATACCATCCGTGGGAAAGTCCTGCAGGAGTTTGAAACTAAAGAGCAAGCTGAAAAAGCTTTGAGTCACCAAGTAATTGGTGCACCGCTAGAAATCCAATCTCCACCTAAAGCTAAGAAAGCGAAGAAGGTGGAAACCGATGGCGAATAAAACAAAGAAAGCTACAGAAGATCAGTTTAATGAACTTCACAACCTCATCACTAAGGAGTTTCTTGCTCGAATTAAGTCGGGCGAAGCTACTACTCAGGATTTAAAAGCAGCTTGTGACTGGCTCAAAACAAACGACATCAGTGGTGTAGCACTCGAAGGAAACCCTCTTTCCAAACTTGCCAGTGTTATGCCGTCTGTAGACCCTGAACTTGTACAAAGTAGGCTCTATGGCAAGCGGTAAAACCTCTAAATACTACAAAAAGAACCCTGCTGCTAGACGTCGTCGTCTTAAGCAACAGCGTAAATACAACAAAACAAAGAGGGGTCTCAAAATACGGACGGCTGCTAACAAATGCAACCGAAAGATGGGTACTTACGGTAATCGTGACGGTAAAGACGCAAGTCATACCGGTCCTAACACCTGTAAAAAGGAATCAATGAAGATTAACCGTACCCGTCCCCGTAAAGGCAAGAAATACGCCAAGAAATGACCCCATTACTTCCCACTCCTGATCACTACTTACACAATCTAATAACCATGACGTCCTCCGAAGCTAAGCGCCTTTGGAGGCGCAGCATCAAAGAACACTTTGGATGCACATGTGTTTATT